GTCATCGAATGATGTACTAACTTCTACCTGAGGCACAACATCATCAACAGGAGGTTGCCAAGCAGGAGCCTCGGATGGGGCTACAGGAGCTGCGCTAGGTACATCTTCAGCAACTGCATTAACCTGTTGGCCTCCAAGTACACGATTCAACTTCTGTTGAAGTTCTTCATATGACTTGAAGTTTTTGGGATCGATCAATTCTGCAAGAGGATATTGACGCTTCCATAATGCCTCGAGCTCGGCATCATCATCAGATACTGCAGATGGTGAGTCGAACGCAGACTTATCATAGTTGCGATATCCTTCAACTTGTCGAATACGTAATCGAAAGTTAGCACCTTCCCAGAAGTCGAAAGGATTTATTGCGTCTTCGTCTTCAAAGGCAGGATGCATAAGATCATTGATTTTGTCAAAGATCTTCTTACCAAACTCATAGAGGAACACTTTGCCCTCATTTTGTGGTGCCGCAGGGTCAGAGACAACCAAGATATTGGCAACGTAGTGAAGGCGGCGCTTCTGCTTACGTGCAATCTCTTTATCAGACTCAAGGCCAGAGTTCCACAGTTTGGAGTTATACTCGCCGACAGGATCGTCGAGACCAATCGAAGTCAAAGACTTTTCAATGTACCAACCGCCAGGACCTTGAAAGCCGTGATCCCAATAACGAACAAAGGGTACGTCTTCACCAGCTGGTGCAGGTAGGAAGCGAATGATTGCGGAACCATTTTTAGCCTGATCGACTGTTGGTTTCCAGAATCGTTCGTCTGGTCCATTGGATTGAGATTGATTGCCACTAACTTTCTCAGCAGCTGCGCTGAGTTTGTCGAATTGTGACTTGCGAGAGGATTTTAGCGATGCGAAATCGTTCATATGTATTTCCTTGTATAACAGTGTATGAGCAGTTTATTCACGTTGTTCATAATGTAACAGTTTATATTCTACAGCAAGTGCACTCGAAAGTACACCGCTGCAGAGTATTATTTATATCACTTTGTGGATACAAATTCATAAAGTTCTTTTGCTCTTTTATTAATAGCATTTGTATCAGGTGCTTCAGGAATAGCTACTTTCAATTCATCTGAGAGTTCTTTAAGTTTAGAAACAGTTACCTCATTCATTGAAACTTTTTCCAGAATTTCTTCCATTTTTAAATGAAGCTGCCAGAATGCATTTGATTGTTGATGATACTCGTCCATGCATAAATCGCGAGCCATTTCGAGAACTTTAAATCTTAATTCGTAAGGTGTTGAGTTTGACATGTGTGTGTCCTTATGTGTAAAGAGTCTTGAGTATATTATTATACTTGACTCTGTCATAGTTCATGAAGCCAGAGTATTTTTCAATACGTTGTCTGATCTTCGGCCATAGTATGGTATCAGAAATATGTTGATCCCAGTAATCAAATATTCTACACGTGTCATTGAGTATGACCATTGTTTCGGTCATCACCTCTCCACGATTGAACATATTCAACAACTTAGGATAGTCACCGTTCTGTACCACGAATGCCTCATCGAGCGAATCGAACTGAGACATGTCATTCTTGAACATGTATTCGAGTGACTGAAGCTTTTTCTGTGTATCACGGAATCTATGTAGACATTTGTCATCAAATAGATTGCCGACCCAGACATCGTTGTCATCACGAATGTTACACGCTAAGAATAATTCTAAATCAGGTTTCTTACTTAGCTTATGAAAGTGGTACTTGTCATTGCGCGTTTCAAAAGACGTTCTCGTGACCTTGACACTGCCACGATATTTAAAGTAATCGTACTTCTCGTTTTTGAAATGGAGCTTGATGGCAAGAAACTTCTTATAAGCATCATACGCGTCCATATAAATCAAATTGGTAGCCTTGAAGTTTTTTGTAAATAATTTAATTCCTCAGCCTCTTCTTGTAGTTTGGCTTTGAGGACCACATTCTTCTTAATATATTTCGCAATAGATTCGATCTCCACCTCATGCTTATCGCAATAGTGAATGATGGCATCCATATAATCGACGCCACCCTCTCTAATCTTTTCTATTTCTTGTAATATATCTTTTAAGCCAGCCGAATCGTCTATCGTCTGGGCCATCATTTTACTCGACTCTGAATATCCTTGATCATATTCGCTTTCGTCATACGACGATCGAGATCAACACCAAGATTTTCGCGAGTCCATTCTTCAATCTGTACCTTTGTCATCTTACCTAGATTAGGTACTTCGAGTTGAGATTCTTCTGGTGTTTCTTCTGCAGGTGGTTCAGAACCAGTCCAAAAGTCGACGAGTGTTGGAAGGGCGACATAAGCGACGCACGCAACCAATAGAAGTAGCAACACAAATTCCATAATATTCTCCTGTGTGTGTTAGCGGGTGATAATATTTATACTTCCATCCAATGAGGATTTTTAAGAGTCCAATCTACAACTTGCATCAAACGATCGTGTGTAGGTTTAGGTTTCCAACCAAGCTTCGCAAGTTTTTCTCCTGACAAAGCATATCTTAAATCATGACCAGGTCGTGCACTATGAAAGTCGACCATCTCATATCTAAGTTGTTTACCTTGATAATCTGCAATTAGATGTGCTAGCGCAAGATTATCAAGTTCTGTTGGTCCTACAATATTATACTTTGGACATTTAGCATGACCATAGTCATATTGTACTTCAAAATCATTTAAAAGTAAAAACAAACATGCGTCAGCAACATCGTGTGCATGAATATAATGTCTACTTCCAGCTTTTGTTTTCTCTGCATTACTATGTACAGTGATAGTTTCACCATCTCTAATCTTTCTAATGCACATTGGAATGTACTTTTCTGGATGTTGCCGTTCACCAAATACATTCATCGTATGAGTGATGATAATTGGCATACCGTAAGTATTTTCGAAAGCAACGGCCATCTCTTCACCGGCAGCTTTACTTGCACTGTATGGATTAGTAGAATTATATCTATCATTCTCTTTATATGAGACACCTTCTGGTGCTGGACCGAACACTTCGTCCGTACTAAAATAGATAAACTTTTCTAGACTGTCCAATTGTCGTGCATAGTTCAGGATATTTGTAGTGCCAACCACATTATCCATTACAAAACTCATCGGATCTTCAATACTACGATCAACATGACTAGCTGCTGCAATATGTGCAACATAATCAATCTTACCAATCCTTGATGCAATATGAGGATTGATTTCAGCTTTTAAATCATGATATAGTATTGTTACTCGTTTTCTTTCAGCAGGATTTAAACCTTCTAAAATTTCTTGCAAGCGATTATAGTTACCACTATAATCTAATCGATCAATGGTAACTACATCCCAATCTGTTCGTATCAATACTTCAAAAATAAAGTGGTGCGCGATAAAACCGGCACCACCCGTTACTAATATTCTTTTATTCAAGCAGCCTCCGCATATTCAACAGCCAGACCCAGTGCTTCGATGTTGCGGTTCTTGTTGTAACCATACCAAGTTGACTTTAGACGTGAGTCATTAGAGACACCAAGAGTGTGGTTAGTCATATAAGTTACAGCGTTGTACGCTGACCACCAAGTACCGCGACCAAACTCAGCACCGGGCTGGGTGTTGACCACTTCAAGTGCTTCGCGCGCATTACGTGAAACACCTGCATTTTTTCCAGATTTAAAGGAGTTCATTAACTCTTCGAAAGAGACAACGTTATTATTCTTAGTTGTCATTGGGAATACACGATTGAAGTATTCGAACAACTTCTCTTCAGTATAACGCTTAGAACCTATGAACTCAGCAGCTTCTTTATAGGTATTCATTTGCTTCGAAGCTTGATCCAAGGCCATCTGTACTTTCTCAACATCAAACTCTTGACGGTGATTTAGTGAGATACCAAGTGAAGCCTTGCCGTCCAAGGCCATTGACAGGGTGTTGTTGCACACCACACGAGTGGGAGTGAATCGAACATCGACTCCGCGACCATAGTTATGAGGATTAGAAAGCAGGAGGTAAGATTCGACTTCGTCTTTGCCACCGAATAACGTAAACGTCTCGTTGACTTTTGCCAAAGCCCAGACAATCTTACCATCCTGAAGTGAACCAGCGGTATGCATTTCCATACCACCGGCTTTGACATAATCGTCAAAGAAGTTAAAGGCATCATCGTTCTGAACAGGAATCCACTGATCGCCGACGACGTCAAGGATCTTATTATCAGATGAACGTACAAGTGCCTGCTTACCCGGAACTTTCATGTCACCAACGTACATGTCTTCCTTCGATACTGACCAATCCAGACCAGCTGCAACTTGCATTTCTTTTGGAGTCAGGTCGTCTGATACGCGAACACCGAGGCCGTGCCAAGGAGTTTCACCAGCGTATGCCATTTGAGCTTGACCATTGATGATTTCGAGATTATGTGCCATAATATATTTTCCTGTGTTGTGTGTGTTTTCCAATTTACATGTACCATTCTACTACGTTTTAGAAGAGATGTACACAGTTATTTCGCAAAATATGAATTATTTACATCTTTAGCTAGGGTGACAAACTTACGGCGAGCTCTATCAAACATACGTGCTTTCGGAAAGACAATCCATTCTTTTGTGCCAGTCTTACGATAAGCAACCATTTTGCCTGCGTCGTTGATAGCATATGTATGATTAGGGACCGTGTATTCAGTCTCGTTCCACTCGGTAATTTCTTTAAGAATTTTCATCTATTAATTTAATTCCTCTAATATAATTTGATCGATCAATTTCTGGCTTATGAGATTTCCACTGATAATATGGAGCATAACCGATATTACATGTACCACATCGTTCGAAAGGTTCATCACCAAATATAGAATCGATTTGTGCATGATCAGTCCATTCTGCCATGTTAGTTCTTTCTGCATGTGTAATTGCACATCTATATACGCCTTCAGTTGTAGCAACACGACAATCATCTTTCATATAACAATTATCCCAATTGAATCTTGGTTCTGCCCATTCTTCTCGGATGCCATGCGTATTAAAGCTATCTCTAGTCCAAATTTCGAAATTTTCAGGCCATTCATAATCTGATATCTTTTTTGATTCAGGTGCTGCCAGTAAATAATCAGTAATAAACACCCGATCTAACTTTTCAAGTATCTTCATATTTTTTGAAGTTAGATTTGTTCCGTTAGTAACCACAGACAAATAATGACATCTATCGCTCAACATTAAATAATCAACAATTTCACTGAACTGTGGATGTAATGTTGGTTCGCCGCCCATCAATAAAATTTCTTCTAAAATAATATCATTATCACTTAAAACTTTACAGAATTGCTGCACATCATCGAGTGACATGTCACTAATAGCGATTCCTCTATCAGGATAATCTAAAGTACTACAGCCAACACAATGTAAATTGCATTTGGTGATGATATTTAAATTAAATTTACCTTCAAGAAGCATTACGTAATTCTTTGATAAGGTTGTTGAGACCATCAGTCGTTTGAAGTGATTCGACAAGCTGTTGCTTAGCTCGAGTCATTGTAGCATTGATAGCAGGATCGATACGATTGTCGACATACGAAGACTTGGCTTCGCGGGATGTCAGGCGATCATAAAGATTGACGATAGTCTTGGCATGCTTATGAGCTATCCATACGTTACGACCATTATCAGTTCGAACCCAATGCAATGGACTCGGATTGCCAATTGAATCGACGATCTTACGTAGCTGCATGATCATAGTTTCTTGCTTGAAATCAGGCGCCAAAATTTCGTCATGATCGACGTCAATTTTCAATTTAGTTCTTCGCTTCATATTCTTCCTTAGTATACCATTTTACTGAATAAGTACCATCTTCATCGAGGTACATACGACTGATTCTCTCAGCATGACTGAATGCAGTTTCTTGTGCGTGTGGATTGTACTGATTATACAACTCAGCCGCGGCCGCGCCGTCGCCGGCAATACGAGCCAATTCCATGAGATTATTTATTTCTCGCGATTGCATATTACCGCGTGTCCAAGCTCGGTGGTCATCGGCATAGTTGTAAAACCAATCATGTGCTCGAAGCTTCGATTCGAGATTCGGCATTTCAGTAGTCAAGATAACCACCTCCTTGCTCAGCCCAATCGCTGATTTCAGCGAGGGTAGAAATTTGCATACCCTCCTTTAACTCGTCTAGCAAGACGAGACAAACACGGCCTGTTGCACCGCGAGCAAAATAGCCAACGGCCTGCTCATAGGTGACATCAGGGTTACCGAGGATACCTCGCTCGGTGTAACCATCGTACTCTTTCAAACGTGCAATCATATTAAACTCCTAATGCTTCTAAAACGTTAGCGACAGCAATTCGATTTTTGCCGCCGATGTGCCATTCGTATTCAACACCACTGCGAACACGTTGGCCACCATCATAATCTTTCCAATTGTAGATGGTAGCTACTGTACCATCGTCGAATCGCAGGTTCCACTCAACATCGACTTTATCATCGCCTGAGGTTTCGTCATACGTAGGATGACCGAATACAGCTTCGAGCTGATGAATAGTAGCCGCAACATAACCTTGAAGTGAAGTACCACAAATTGTAGAATCTTGAATAAAGTTCATGATTAAACTCCTGTGTAGAGAAGGCCGTAGCCGAGTAGTAAACCAAGCAGCGCACCCATTGCGCTACACGCAAGGATACCAAGAATGAAATCTTTGAGCACTTTTTCACCTCGGGTTTGTGCTACCGTGCGGTAGTCTTTTTTAGCGTAATCTTTCATAACTGACATGTTTATCTCCATTTGACAAGTGCTATTCTATCAAGCAGGCATGGAAATGTACACCTCTAAGTTATTGATTTTAAAGGAGTTTTTTGAGAGTTGTAACTTATTGATTTTGTTACGATTTTTTTCGAACTTTTTTCACTTTTTTTAGACTATTTTCGTCTAAGTATATAACTTTTTGATCTAAGTCCACGGCGGGCCCATAAACCAGCCCACCAGAGAGCGCCGGACGCCTCTTTTGACAGGCATTACCCTATGCCATAGATGGCTTGGAAATACAACCATTGTCCCTTTCTGAGTATACTCAGGGACTAGAGACATATTGGTAATGCGATGCCAGATCTCATTTGGACCGGAGCGCTGATGATCTTCAATAAGCAATTCTCCACCTTCATATTCAGTAGGATCACTGAGTAGAAGTGTAAAACTCAGCTTTCGAATCAAACCTGCATTCTCATCATCTTCAGGCATTGGATCTGCAAAAGAATCCGGATGCCAATCATAATGACCACCGGGCCCATATTGAGTGTATTGATAAGGTTGTACGGTGTTAATTTTCCAATCACCCCATCCAGCAGCTTCAGCAGCTTGACCCATTACAGAATTTAACGAAGTATAAATTCCATCAAAATTTAAATCATATTTCTCAGCTTGTTCAGGAGAAAACCATGTTACTGTCGATAATCGAGTAATTCCTGCTGTAGCATCTTTGCGGCCGACTTTAGCTTGCATATCATCAAGCATTTCACCTATTCGAACAATTTCGTCGCACACATCATTTGCAACTGCTGCAGGTGATACCGCGTAAGCGTTCTTATGCATTAAAAATCCTTTAGTTTACCTTTATGATATAAATCAAAGAATTTATGAGTCATTGATTTCCAATTATCAAGTTCTTCAATGAATACCAATGAACCTTCACCACCACCGACTGCCATAAGAACAACAATCTGATCGATCTTCATGCCGTAGTGTTCTTCGACCATTTGTGCATAGGCTGCGCCTTGCATAAAGTAAGTAGTAATTTCTTCTTTTGTTTTCCATCGCTTCGATGTTTTAAAATCTAGCACAGTATTTTTACCGGCATATCTACAAATAAGATCGGCTGTGCCAGCAGTCTTAAGTACATCAGAATACATACGAAGTTCAACACCATAGATTTCATCTACGTTCTGATCTAATTGTGGTTGAATGGTTCTAAATGTATTCAATGCAATAGGATTGACATCTTCTTTCATTTGGCCAAGGACATAATCCTCAGCAACATGGTGCACTGCAGTACCAGCACGTGATGCCTGTGTTGAAATCTTATTGGCTACGTCAGCGCCGACGCGTTTGCGCCATTCATAGATTTTTTTACGATTAAGAGCACCAAGGGCCGTAGTAACCGATGGGTATTTTTCTCCACTTTCGGTTACATACAGCCTTTGGCCATTTTCGTTGATTTGTTTGAGTGTCTTAGGCTCAAATGGTTTGTGTATAAATGTTTTCATAATATAAAGATTCTATCACATCATATTCGATTTGTACATATATTTATGCTACTGCCCGAATATCCACGATGTGAGATCGATCATAGAGATTACTCTCAGCGATAATAAATTCTTTCACAAATCCTGAACGTACAATATCTTCTATGTCAAACTCGATTAATGTCATCGATGGTACATCTTTAAATACGTTCATAGCTTGGACTAGACCAGATTGCTGATTATATCTTGTGCTTGTAAGGTCGTCTTGTAAAACATCGCCACAAATAATGATTCTGCTGTTTTCTCCAACGCGAGTGAGTACTGTTTTTAGCTCCATATAACTGAGGTTTTGTGCTTCGTCGAGGATGATGACCGCGTTGTCAATTGTAGTGCCTCGAAGAAACGATGTTGATTGAAATTCTATTAGCATCTTTTGTTTAAGTATTTCATAGGCGTCACCACGGCCAAAAATTTCAGATGCAATTGCTTTATAAGGTGCTTGATAGTTTGCCATCTTCTGTGCTTCTGATCCTGGCAGAAACCCCATGTCTTTAGATGGCTGAGCTGAACGAATGACTACGATTTTTTCGTATGTATTCTCCTTATATTCAAACAAATCGTAGAGTGCGAGGTAAAGGGAGAGGAACGTTTTGCCAGTTCCCGGTGAACCGTGTAGGATCAAATGTTGTCCTTCATCATATGCTTCGAAAGTCTTTTGCTGATTTTCGGTTTTAGGATGAATCGTTGCTAGTTTCATGCCTTTCTGAGGTACTCGAGTCATGTCATTGGAATCGAGGATTCCTTGTTTCTTGAGCTGACGTCTTTGTCTTTTTGAAAGTTGCATAGATAACCCTTTTTGTTGTTAGTGAATTTAAGTTATCATAATATAAGGGTTGTATAGCCTCCTTAAAATGTGTTTATAGTTGAGCCTTTTCCTGAAGCCTTTTTAATAGATTTCAGGACATCACGAAAGCCGTCGTCAGGTTTTGATTTCCCGACGCCGGTTCCACGAATAGTTCCAAATGATTGAATTTGCCGCGTAAGATGAGGATTCGCTGCTGTAAACGAATCCATTTCTGAGATCTTGTGGATGTGCTCCTCTAGCTCACCAGTCTCAGTATTTCGATAGACATAGGTTGGCATGATTTTATTTATAAATTTCGGCTTCTACAAGCTGCTCAATATTACCACTTCTAAAAAGATTTTTTACTCTTTTTTCGACGCGTTGATTATTTTCTTTTACGTTCTTCCTATTACCGTCACTATAACGAGCTTCTTCTCGACGATGATTACGATCACGCTTAGACTTACTCATTTGACAAAATCCTCTCCATACGCATCACATACAAGTTTTTTAGTAATACCTTTATATGGCATCTTCTTATCTTTCATCGACAACAATAGTTTAGCATCATCTGGATGAACACTTTCCAACATCTGAATAAATGCTTGTTCACGTTTCATCTGACGCATTTGAGCACTGCGTTGATTTTTCGTAAAGATATAAAACTTTCTAAACTCTTGATATAAACCTCCAGTATTGTCCAGCATATCTTCCGGTTCATTATATGGTGGATCACCGGGTGGAAGCTCAAATATAATACGGTCATCGAAAACAGCCTGTAGAACAGCTTTTAAAGGACCATTAGATGATTGATCCTGTAGTTTCTTAATTTTTTCTTTTCGACCCGGTGTATCCTCGATTTCCTTAAGGATGGCACTGATCATTTTTGGTTGTGGCATTTTAGAACTCCGCTATTGCTTCAGTCAAATTTTTGAGTTTATACTTAATAAAGTAGTTAAAGAGTTTTGATCTATCTTTTGATTGTTGTTTACGATAATCAGTCATTGTCTGATTACGAATATCACCTGGCACATTAGACAGATCGATCATCATACGATTGCGTTTATAATTGCGCTGAATTTCTCTAGGCCAAGAATCAGGCGATGAATCTCTCATTTCGTACAACTTAGTAGCGCGCAATGGTTTTTGTCGTCCACCGACTGCAAAGGTATCATCCTCACTGAGGACATTTGGAATGCCATCGCTCGCATCGCCTTTGAAGATATGTTCAATCAAAAACGTTTCAGGATCTTGACAGCGAATCCATCGCTTACGTGTTGGATCGTATTGCTGTACGTTGGCATATTTTTGCAATTGCTGAAAGTCTTTGTCACCAGAGAGGATTAGAATGGGCTCACCACCTAGTTCACGTCCATGCTCATGTACAAGAGTAGCAATAACATCGTCGGCTTCTGCAGTTTCTACACGAATAGTAGGGTACGGAAAATATTCAGTGAGCTCATCGCGCACTTGATTAAGAATACGAAAGATCTCATTCCAATCAAGAGAAGAGTCATCGCGGCTCTTCTTACGATTCGCTTTATAATAAGGAAAGTACTGTTTTCGCCAGTTAGACGTAGCGTCGCAGGCGATGATTAGCTCACCAAATTCTTTTTCGAACTTGACCTTATTCATACGAATCGAGTTTAGAATCATATGACGCAGTAAGTTCTCGTTTATTTCGAGGTTCTTTGTTCCTGTCACCATCAAGTTAGCAAGAGCTACTTGGTTATAGTCTAGGATAATCACGGTTATCTCCAATCACAATCTAATACTATATTCTACAGTATTTTCACATCATTGTAAACAGTTAATCGAAATTCAATTCCAGTTGTTTTTGAGCCGCTTTAGCATGTTCTATCTGTTCATTATATAAATTATGTGCGAAATTCTGAATTGGATGATTTTTGTCATGAAATTTTAAAATTAAAGATTTCATACTTTCATACAAAAACGAAATATCATATACAAATTTTTCATCATCTATTGGAAATGACATGTCGTGTAGGCAAGAAATAAAATCAGATAGTAATTCTTCAACAATAATTTGTTCGTCATTATTTTCAACTAATTCTTTTTCTAATTCCTGCCATAACATTTCATCCATTCTTCGATCTAACGGGAATTGAATTATATTTGTCATGTGCCTGTCTTAATAGTAAACATTTCTTGAGGAACACTAGTGTCCTTAATAGTATTTACCAAACCTTGAAGTAGAGCATTCCACTCCAATTTTCTATTCGTCCATGAATAAAACACATCAGCAAAAGCTTTTTGAGATCCAGTATTTGCTAGCATTGGTTCAATATTTTGTACTACACCTTCCAAGTTGGCCAATAGAATACCAGCATGCGCGCGCTGATCAGGTGAAAATTGATACATTTGTGTCCAATTTGCTGCCGTTTCATACATCGCACCATAATTTGAATGAACACACACCGCGCCTGCACTCATAGCTTCCATTAAACACATACATGATGTTTCTGCAAATGATGCAGGATGTACCCAAACATGGGCATCATTCAATGCTATTCGTACTCTATCATTTTCTACTGCACCATGATTGGTCATCTGAGGATGTTCATCAATCATTGTAAACAAATCATTAAAGCCTAACTCTTCATCTGCATTAGGCCATCCATACAAATTATATGAAGAATACACATCAAGATGTACGTTTGGATATTTTTTTGCCAGCTGTTCAAAAGCAGCAATAACAATGTTCAAACCTTTACGAGGCACTGAATGATATACAAATCTAATTCCTTCACTAATACTAGGTTTAGGAGATATATTAATTGGATCAATTGCATTCTGTATAACAATACATTTTTCCCAAGGTAGATTATACATTTCAATAGCGCGTTGCATTTGCCACGTGCTTACAAAAACATATTTGTGAAACCAATCTTTCTTATTGGTTTTAAGAAAATCCATTGCTGGATCTCCTGGCAAATCATGGGCCCAAAAGATTCGAATCTTATCGTCTCTTAAAAATACATTCTCATCCGGATGCAAACGCGAAGAAATAATAATAAACTTAGACAAAAGTTCTTGATCAATTTCTTGACTCAATCGTTCTGTTAATCGTTCGGTGCCACCTCTGGAATCTGGTACTTCTTTTGATGACCAAAGATAGTGATATTTGCCATCGATAATAGCTGTCATAGTACTTCCTTATCTTTTATTAAATTATCGTTTCGCACGATTCTCAAATCAGCTCGATTGCCTTTTTTACTTGTATGACCGAGAGGAAAAAGTACCCAAGTATATTGAGTATCTTTTGCTCCAAGAGGATATACAATTTGTTTTGTTTTCTTAATACGTGTTACGTCCATCATAGTTCTAGTCCACTTTCTAAGTACATCATCAAATCAAAAACAGGTTCGCCGTTTACAATAGTATGTGGGAATCCATTCGCGTCAGGATAGATTTTATTAAAAGTTTCAATTGGTATTTCATCACCAATTTCTACTTTTGTGTATTCATATCCTTTTTGATCTAGATATTGTTTTAAAAACATGCAAGGTTCACACCCTTCAAGTGTGAAAACAAGTATCCTAAGATCTGAGGAATTTTCCATTTATTTTACCACCAATAAAATCATTATAATACTCTTCGGTCAAAAGTACACCGCGATCTACTTGCTCTTTGAGTTCGTAGTAAGATAACTCTGTCTTTGAGTCACATATACGTAGTACATATCGTTCGAAATTATCATGACCATATTTAGCAATGTCATCTTTAAGTTCATTACTCGATCCCCAATAATCGCGCCAATCTGATTCGACGATTTTTTTGCGTTTGCGAGTTTTACCTTTGAGAGGAGGGAGTTTGCGAGTAGAATAAAAGAACTTTTTGCCAACATATTTGCGATCGTTCTTTTTATTAACAATGAGATAGACCATTCCAACATGATTTTCACAATCTTCAGATTCTAAAGATTTACCTGTAGTCTGTAATATCCACGGATTCGGGTAGCTCGACTGCATCACAAATTATACCTGCTTCATTAAATAGATTCAATGTCTTTCCAAAACTATTTATCCATCTTGCATCAGTATATTTTGTATCATGTATAACTACACGTTTAATACCTGTTTGTATGATTCCTTTAGCGCACTCATGACACACAGGTAAACCATATACGTACATTGTGGCGTCCCTAAGCGACATACCATTGCGACCTGCATTATAGATACAGTTCATCTCCGCGTGCACCACGAGCTCGTATTTTTGGTCGCGATCATTATAACGATCTTCATCGTCAATCACACCAACTGGAAAGCCATTATATCCAGTAGCCAACACTTGTCTATCTCTTATTGCTACGGCACCAATTTTTCGTGATGGATCTTTTGACCAAGTTGAAATGTGTTTAGCTAATTCTAAAAATCTTTTATCCCATAGGTACATAATTTTGTGCTACCGTAAATCGCCACATGCTAGCATGATACGCAATGCACGCAGCTGTATGTTGAATATTTCCATCGAATATAATCATTCGCCCAGGTTTATATTCTAACATACCTACGAGATCTCGTACATAGGGATCATAAAATTTGAACTCACCACCCCAACCATGTTCCCATGTTGGATTGGCCATATACAAAACAGTTTTTGTATTTTTAGACATATCTACATCATCAGCATGACTTCTATATACAGAACCAGGCACTCCTGCATTTAGAACAGTTCTAACGATTCGATGATTATCAAGATGTTGAGGCCAAATAGACATCGCATAATGAGCAATTATTTGACACATTCTAGATTCTGTACAAGTGGAATATAAAAATACTTCTTTATCCCAATCTGAATCTTTCCAACCTAGTTTAAAGTCAGAATTTTGAATATCAGAAAAAATTGTATTTTTATCAGGTATAGCTACTCTATTATCGACTTTATCTAATAATAAATTTGATACATCAATATTTGCTGGATCTATTTTCCAATCTTCTGGATAACCATTATTCTTCATAATCCGGTATATAGTCCTCATTATCTTCAATATTCGCACTACAAATAGGACAAAAAGCAATTTCTATTTCTTCATGCTCATAATTAGTTTGACGTATAATTACGTCGCATTTCACTTCGCACCCGCGGCAATTAATAGTAGTTTTAAACACCTACAAATTCCTCTTTTGCGGTTGTTCTGCTGATAACGTGTAACCATGATGGTCTACTATCAGATATTGCAATGTCAGAAGTTAAATAATGATAGCGAGTTTCTTCGTAATCTAGCTCTATATCATCAAAATCGGACCCGCAAGAATTATAACAACGAACAAGACCATATTGATTTTGACCGAGAAGTTTAGGCCAAAAATTAGGTTGATAATTAAAATAATTATTATCTAGTCCCATATGCCATATACTAGTATTGCAAATCAAACCCTTAACTCGAGTTAACGCATGTATCTTTTTAAAGAAATTATATTGATCGAAAACTTTCATTGAACCGCCTCGATTCCATATAATGTCGTATTCTGTATCTTTTTCAAATTTAGTTTTTAGAAATTTATCTCCCGGACAAAAGATTCCGGAATCCACATCAAAAGCTTCTAATACATCTGCAAAACAATTAGGACGACCTTTAATATTAAACTCAGTGCATAATTTTTCTACAGCTTCCCAATCTTCAATCTCTGTATTGTCACCAATTATCAAAATGTTTTTAAAGCTATCAGAAAACATATACATTTTTCTTAATAGCATGATATCAACAGTATTCATTTTTTTTATTCCTATAATTTAAAATCTTTAAAGGTATCATCGTCGATATCTTTTTTTATACCACCAATTATATATGATGTAATTTCGGTCTCTTGTGGAGCAACTTGCACTTCAGCACCTGAGATCCATTTCTGTGTCCACGGTAATGGATCAGAACCACCACGTTCATTTGAGAGGCCAATTGCATACAATCTCTTATTGCCTAACCAATCAATATAATTGCATAGAAGCTCGTCATTCAAACCAATCATCGACGCATCTTTAAACAGATACTTAGCCCATGCTTTTTCTTGATCGATAACATCTTTAAAAATTTGACGAACTTCGTCTTCACATTCTGTAGCAATCTTTTTAAAATCTTCGTCTTCTTTTGGTAGAATCTTTATAAGTTGTTGAGTTGAAGCCATATGCACATTTTCATCACGTGCAATGAACTTAATAATCTTCGCGTTGCCTTCCATCTTCTTTAATTCAGCAAATGCCCACGAGCACGCAAACGAAACATAAAATCTAATCCCTTCAAGTGCATTAACTGCATTGATCGCTAACCACAATAACTTCTTATGTTTATATTGATCATATTTAATTCTCTTCTTTAGATTCTCTGTATCATTATTATATGAAATTAGATCATCATAATATTTCGAAATAGAACCAGCGCAGTCCACAATCTCTTTAATATCAAGCATCTCATCAAACACTTTACTAGGATCATTATATACATTACGAATTATATGTGTATACGAACGAGAATGAATAGTCTCAAAGAATGACCAAGTGACCAACCAGTTTTCTAGCTCAGGCAGAGAGCAAATCGGGAGAAAGGCTTCAACAGGGCCGCGGCCTTGTACCGAGTCAAGTAGAATTTGTCGTTTAAGATTACTAGTAAAGATATGTTGTTCTTGTTCTGATAAAGCTTTAAAATCTTTACTATCACGTGCGATATCAACTTCTTCTGGGCGCCAAAAGAAACCAAGTTGCTTATCAGTCATTTTCTCAAATATGCTATAACGTTGTTTGTCATAACGAGCAATGTTTACGCCTGCTCCAAAAAATGCAGGCTGTGCTGTTGTGTCAATATTTTT